AATATTATACGGATGGCCGCTTTTGAAATTTGAATTTCAAATTAATTTTGTTAATTACAAGAATGCCATTTAGGGTCTCACCTATATATGAGACTCCAGACACCAATATAATAGCACAGTTTGAGAGACACTGATTGACCAGTCAATGGCTCCTCCAAATAAATTCCGAATAAATGCCAAAAACTATTTCCTCACATATCCACGGTGCTCTCTCACCAAAGAAGAGGCACTTTCCCAAATCCAAGCCCTAGAAACACCAACCAATAAACGCTTCATCCGGATTTGCAGGGAATTGCACGAAGATGGGACTCCTCACTTGCATGTCCTCATCCAATTCGAAGGTAAATTCCAATGCAAAAACCAACGATTCTTCGACCTCACATCCCCAACCAGGTCAGCACATTTCCATCCGAACATTCAGGGAGCTAAAAGCTCAACAGATGTCAAAGCATATATGGAGAAGGAAGGGGACGTTCTTGATCACGGAGTTTTCCAGATCGATGGAAGATCGGCGAGAGGAGGTTGCCAATCTGCCAACGACGCATATGCTGAGGCTCTCAATTCGGGATCTAAAGAATCGGCCCTCACAATATTAAAGGAAAAGGCCCCGAAAGATTATTTATTACAATTTCATCACTTAAATAGCAATTTAGATAGGATTTTTCCTCCTCCGATAGAAATGTACATTTCTCCTTTCTGTTCTTCTTCTTTTGACCTAGTTCCGGAAGAACTTCAGGAGTGGGTTGCTACGAATGTTGTTAGTGCCGCTGCGCGGCCATTAAGACCGATAAGTATAGTGATAGAGGGTGATAGCAGGACGGGGAAGACAATGTGGGCCAGGACATTAGGACCACATAATTACTTATGCGGTCATTTAGATTTAAGTCCAAAAGTGTACAGTAATGCTGCTTGGTATAACGTCATTGATGACGTCGACCCGCATTATCTAAAGCACTTTAAAGAATTCATGGGGGCCCAAAGAGACTGGCAAAGCAACACCAAGTACGGTAAACCAGTTCAAATTAAAGGCGGAATTCCCACTATCTTCCTCTGCAATCCAGGACCACATTCCAGCTATAAAGAGTTCTTGCAAGAGGACAAGAATACCGCACTTAAAAATTGGGCTGTAAAGAATGCAATCTTCGTCACCCTCCAAGGCCCACTCTACTCAGGTACCTATCAAGGTGCGACACCGAATCGCCAAGAAAACAACTAGAAGGAGACGCGTTGATCTCCCTTGTGGGTGTTCATATTTCGTAGCTCTGGGTTGTCACAACCATGGATTCACGCACCGGGGAACGCATCACTGCAGCTCAGGCAGAGAATGGCGTATATATCTGGACGGTCAACAATCCCCTCTATTTCAAAGTAACACAACACCACGAGAGGCCATTCATGATGAGCCACGACATAATCACCGTGCAGATCCAGTTCAACTACAACCTGAGGAGAGCGTTGGAACTACACCAATGCTATCTAATCTGCCAAATCTGGACTCGTTTACGTCCTCAGACCTGGCGTTTCTTAAGACTATTTAGATATCAATGTATGAAGTATTTAGACCATTTAGGCGTGATTAGTATCAACAATGTAATTAGAGCAATTACACATGTTCTGTACAATGTGTTCGAGGGCACAATTGATGCTCATGTTTCACATATAATAAAATTCAATGTTTATTAATTTTGAACCGAATCATAGAAATAGATTCTGATCTTCAAGGTAGCATACACTGGATTACTAGCATGAGTACATGCCATGTACAATAAAAGGGCATTCTCCGTATGATTATCATACTTCGCAGCTTCTTGATGGTTGTATGTCACATGGTTGTTCACCTTCATGAATTTCCTAACTATGGCTTGTTCCTTGCTTGCATACTGACCACCTGTCACAGTTGCCTGAAAACGACGAAGGACTTGATATCGATCTCTGTTGTCGTTCTTCACCGTGGCGGTACTGGGCTCGTTATCATACATGTTGAACACCTGACCAAAATCCTGTGGAGTACCATATGGTCTCCTATCACGAACTAGAAAGAACATGACTGTATTCGTATGATTCTTGGTTTTAATATTCTCGTCCATCCAAATTTTGCCCAGTACATAGACAGACTTAATACAGAACCTCTTACCAACACGATGTGTCAGCCCATTACCACGGGTGACATCAGAGACACACATTACCTTACCTACATGGACTACATCATGACGTTGTTCGTACGACTGGACCTTACATGGGCCTTCACAGCCCCGAGGAACATCAGGGCTTTTGTACATCCTGTATATCCTGGGCTTTCTGTACATGGGCCGATTGGCCCATGACCTCTTTTTGTTTGTGACGAGGACAGTGGGGGCAGCAGCACGGCTGAGATATGGGCTGTCGAAGTTCAGACGGCGACGAACCTTCGAGACGGGAGTGGAAATGACTATATCTGCGGGACGCTTCGCCATAATCCCTAGCACGAATCACCAAAATGAGATCACGTATGAGGTCGTAGCCTAGTGTATCAGGGGAGTAGGTATTTTCTACAAGTTGCAAATACTTAATTGCTAACATACACCTAAAACCATGTACGGTTTCAGGAAACTCGTTTAGCAAAGGATCCCACATGTTTTGATGTGGGTACTTGGGGACTAAGTTATATAGGGGACCACCTAAATAACTAAGCTTTGAGGAGTGGCTATGATTGGACAAGCACGCGTGCGGGGACCACTTCAAAAAAAATCGCGGCCATCCGGT